TTTTTGCAAAGCCACGCGCCTGAAGGATTTTTTCTCCTGCGTTTGCCAGCTTAGCAGTCCAACGCGCCTTTGCCTCCTCGTAAGCGTTCCACCGTTTGTCGTTCCATCTGCGCGATGGGTCGTCGACGTAAAGCGTCATCTTGCCAGTCTCATCAGATTTTTGCCGGAAGAACCGCTTATCAGGCGCCTTCTTGAGAGCGTTTACCAGAAAGGTATTGTCCGGGTTTTTGAGGTAGCCAATCTGGAGGGTGGAGATTTTCTGCGCCCTTTCAGCGATCTTCTTTTTGCTGGCGGCTGGCGTCTTCTTGATCATCGCCCGCAGCACCAGCCCGGTCTGCACGCGCACCACGTCCTTGAAGCTTTTGCCGCTGATCTTGGCGAGATCCTCGCACGCTTGTTTGAAGCCGGTCGTATCCAGCCGAATGAAGACCTTTGCCATTATCGTGGGACAGGAACGGGCTGCTCCTCTTTCAGCATAACGCGCACGCATGGATCGTCCGGGTCATCGTCGATCTGCACTATTCGCACCCATTTACCATCCAACTGCGCGGCGCCACGCACAACCAATCCTAGACGCTCCTGCTCGGTGCGCAGAAGCTCAATGGTTAAGGAGAAGTCCCCGAAAAGCCCGGTGGCTTGAAGCGCCAGCGTTTCGGTGAATGGCGTCACCACGCACTTTGCCGAGAGCCCCGAGCGTGTGATCGTGTTCCCGCACTCGTTCGCGACCTCGGAAAAACCCTGTCGCATCAGATCGAAAAACTCTCCCATAGTTTTGAAACAAAGAAGGGGGGCGCCAGTCGCCCAGCGCCCCCCTCGGTTGAGGTTTTAACCTGTCACCGCTTGGCAGTCTTGCGCTCTGGTTCCAGCGTGGCGTGGCAGAACGCCTTGCGGCGGAGCCTGCCCTGGGCGGTGTCCACCAGCCACACCTCGTCAAACGAGGATGAGCCGGAAACGCCGCCGCCCTGAACTATGGAAGTGAACGCCTTTTTTACTGCGCTCAACTCACCGGGTTTTCCGATGAGGCTTGGCGCGCCAGCCTTCACTCCCAAGACCATTGCGAAGTTTGCCATGGCTTAGGCAGACACGAGGCGCTTGATGCCAGCAGCGATGCCGACGGCCGAGCCGTAGCAGCACTCCCACACCTTTTTCTTGGTGCCGCTGTCCTGGTCGTACCACTCGCGAACGCCGATGGTGATCCCGGTTGCGGCATCGGTCAGCGCTTCGGCGCGGATGTAGCCGTTTCCTTCCTGAGGGGCGAGGTAGCGGATGGCCACCGCGAGCGCCGAGGGATGCACCGCGAAGCCAACGAGGTTCTCGCTGTTGCCGGGGATCAGCGTGCTCTTGTAGAGGTCGAAGCCAGCCAAGCGGGGCATCTTGCCATCCTGCAAGGGGCCGGTGGAGCCGTAGGCCTGAAGAACCGTCACACTCTGATCCTTCAGCAGGTTCGAGTAATAGGTCTCCTTCAGCACCAGGCCGCGCATGTCTTCCGGCATGTTGGCGGTGTCGCACAGGGTGGCGAGGTCGATGGCCGCATCAACGTCAAACGCCGAAGCTGCTCCGGTGAACCCGGCCGCGCCGAAGTTGGCGAGGGTGATGTTGGACATGATGTCCTGAACCACTTTCTTGCCGAGCTGGGCGCCCTTCTGCTTGCCGTAGATCTCGAGGTTGAGCACGGAGGAGGAGGCGACCTCAACATCGGTGAGGCTACCGGACACATAGACGGGCTGGCCGAGGGTGATCTCGACAGCGTCAGAATCCAGATCCTGAATCACGTAGTCGGCGCCAGCCACTTTCGTGACAGCGGCGTCGGCTGCGGAGATCCGAGGGATGCTGATTTTGTCGCCCCGCTTCGCTGCGTCAGCATTGAAGGAGACGGTGAATGCCTGCAAGGGCAGGAGTGCTGCGACGAAACCATCAAGCACGCCCTGGCTGATGATGTCGTCATTAATTCCAGTGATGGAGTTAGACATGTTTTTTGGTGGTTACTTGGTGGATTTGGCCGCCGCGAGAATCTCGTTGCGGTTGGATTTGAGGAACGCCAACCACTCGGTCGACGTCTTGTTCTTCCGCAGTTCTTCGAACCGCTCGAGAATGTTGGAGCCCTTTTCGGGCTGAATCTTGTCATCGCTCTGCGCGGCGATTGCGACCGGAGCATGGCCAGCAGCCGCAACGAGTGCGGTGGCTTTGGCATTAACCTGCTCGGCAACCGAGGCGGCCTTTGCACGCTCGGCCTCGAGCTCTGCGCGGAGGCTTTCACACTCGGCCTTGGAAGCGACGAGGTTTGCCTGTGCTGCGTTGAGCTCATCGGTCAGACTGGTGATGCGGGCATGCGCCTCGATGAGATCCTCGGATGATTTGACGAGGAGAGCCTGGAAGTCTGGCAGGACCACCTGCTCCTCGATTGCGTTTTGGGGTTCTGCGGTTTCCATAGAGTTTTCCTCCTCGAGCTGCTGCTCGTGCTCGGCGTATTTCGCGGCCGCCCATTCCATCGCGCGTTCGGAATCGGCCTTTGGCCATCCGCCCCACAGAGCATGCGCGACCATGCCAGGGGTTGGCGGGTCTTGATCTTCCGGCACCCCATCCAAGTCTCCCATGTGCCGCGCGAACCATGCGGCCATCGCCTGCGCCTTCTCGGGCGAGACAAGGCCTCCGCCGGCGATAGAGCGAGCAGCAGAGATGGTGGATTCAGCGAGACCGTCGCCACCGTATCCTTCCTCGAACCAGTTGATGCCCCGCCGGAAATTGTCCCGCATCCAGCCTGGGGCTGGCCACGGGTTGGCGAATTCGAACACGCCAGAAGGTGCTTTTGCGGAGATGGCGGAAAGGTCGATCTTTGCCGTCGCTTTCATCCCCTCGAAAATCTCATCGGCCAGACCAAAGGCCACGGCTTCCTCTGCGTTGAGCCACGTCTCTGCGTCCATGGCGGCGCTGATCTCATCCTCGGCCATGCCGCTCTTGTCCGCGTAGATTTTGACGAGCGAATCTTTGAGCTTGTCGAGCACATCGGCCTGCTTGCGCATCTCATCGGATCCGCCAGCGGCCTCACTCCACGGGTTGTGGATCATCAGGAACCCGTTGGATGCTATCTTCACCGGGTTGCCAGCCATGGCGATGACCGATGCCATCGATGCCGCGATGCCGTCGACCCAAGTCGTGATCCCGCCAGGGTGCAAGCGGAGTGCGTTGAAGATTGCGTGACCCTCGAACACCGAGCCGCCGGGGGAGTGGATGTGAAGGTTTATGCGCTGGTCTTTCCGCTGGCTCAGAACGTCGATGAATTCCGCGGCGCTTGCACCCCATCCACCGACCTCACCGTACAAATACAGATCGCTTTCCGGCGCTTCTGCTGAGGCTTTGAATTCAAACCAGTTGGAGGCCATGATTCTTTTTTCGTGTCAACCCGCCTGCACCGGAGCTCCTGACATCCCGCCGCCGATCTGCCCGCTTGCCGTGCGCTGCTGGAGCATCGAGAGCGCGGTGCCGAAATCGATCCCGGTCGAGTCCGAGATCCGCTTTGCTCGGTTGATGACGTCGACCGTCTCGCGCTCGCGAGCATCCATGTGCTGATCGAGAACCTGTCCCTGCTCGGCGATGACCTCGGCCAGATTTTTGAAGCCGAGCTTGTAGTCCTCCCGGCGGGCCGCGGAATCCCGCCCGAGGTCGATCGAGAACTTAGGAGGCAATGTGAAATCCCACTTGAGGAAACCACCCTCGTCCGTGCCGCGGTACTCTGGCAGGATCCCAGACTTGATCGCTTTCGAAACCGCGTAACCGATCACGCGCTGGGCAACAGGGCGCAGCAACTCCTGACGGTCGAGGATGGTGGTCCTAGCCTTCTCGATCTCCGCGCGTTCCTGGGTTCCATTCTGCCCGTCGGGTTTCCAGCAGAGGCTGTACGGCCATCCGACACCGAGCAGCGCTTTGCGTGCGAGTCGGTCTTGGAACTGGTCCCAGTCCGCACCTGGGCGCATGTTCACAAACTGCTCCAGCTTACTGCCAGTCCCTGCCTTGAAATATGTCACCGTGCCACCCTCAAGGCGCTCGATTGCCAGCCCTTCGTTGGTGATGCCATCGGATCCGATCTGGCCACTCAGCATCAAGCCCGGGTCGTTCACATCCGCAGTCCCGGCCTCATTTGTTTCGATGAGCGTCCGGCTCGAGCTCGCCATCTGGTTAAGCTGCTCCCAATACTGCGACTGGTCAGCATCGCGGAGATCGTTGAGGGCGTGCGAAAATAGAGGCAGGCCGCGGAGCTGATCGGCCCACTCAGGGTCGAAGGTCAGAATGAGATCACGCGCGGAGATGTCCCGGTCGGCGCCTTCTTCATCGGCCAGAACCCGGTAAGCAACCGCTCGCCCGACCGGGTTGGTGATGACGCCGTGCGAGATCCGCAGTCCCTTGTAATACCCATCCTGAACCACGGTCTGCGCGCTGTCTCTCTGCCCGATGCGGTGCGCCGGGATGGTTTGGAGCATCGGCCACAAGCCGTCCTCCGAGGTCGTGAGCAGCACACCCTGATCACCGTCCCGGTCGATGGCAATCGACTGGAGATAAAGCGAGGTTTTGAAATCGAATACCTCGCCGCGCACATTGCTCGTCCCGTACCATAGGAGCAGCCACTCGGTCGCAACCTTGCCCCACTCTTGGTCGGCGCCTCGGAAAATCGGATTCCATGCTCGGCCCACCGAGTGCATCGCCTTCTGCGCGGTCGCGCCTTTAACGATCCCGTTGTTAGCCCACAGGCGCCGCGACAAGGAAAGCAGGGTGCGCCAGTCTTGGAGATTAACCGAGCGGTTGATTGACTCGGTGCGGGTCGGGAGATACGGGCGCCCGGTTGTCTGGCTAGTCGCGTTGATCAACCGTGAATCGATCGGATAGCCCCACTGGTCGACGAGTGCCATGGTTAGAACCTCGCTTTGCTGCTGCGCACCGGGCGCGTGTTCAGATACCTCTGCACCTGGTCGAGCGTGCAGCCATCGAAGGTTTCGAGCGCCTCCTCGACACGAGAGAGGAGCTCAGAGGTCGAGAGTTTCGGGTCGACCTGAAAGGAAAAACTTTTTCCGTTCGCCGAGAGGCTCGTCATCTGACGGCCGCCCTTCTCGGTGATCAGCGTAAACTGCCCGGTGACGATGTTCTCTAGCACCTCGCGCCCCTGCGCCATCGCGATCCGCAGAAGGGATTTGATGAAATAGTCAGGTGCGGCCATCGAAACCGCGAACCTGTCAACTCCCGAGCAGGTTATAGAAAACCGCAAAGGCGGTCTGCATGGCCTCGCAGTCGAAAAGGTGGTTATCCTTCCGAATCCGCTTCCAGATAGTCGTTACCGCCTTGGAGCTGCCGCTCACCACGTCGACCTTTGCCTCGGATGCAATCTGGTATATGTAGTCTTTGGAAACATCGGAAGGCGTTTCCCACTTCGCGCCCTTCCCGGCCCGAAGATTTGAGAGGATGTCTTTGATCTTCTCGTTTGACCAGAACCGGTATTTTGCCATCCCAGCCCCGGTTGAGGCCTGCTTCCAAGGAGAATAGAACTTTCTGACGGCTGGCTTGTTTTTCGGGTAATGGGTGAATCCGTCATCCTTGGATCCGTGAAGCGCAACCCAACCGAAACGCACGCACTCCTCATATACAAGGTGCGTTTCAAAGTTGGCGTCCTGGTAGGTGCAATATGGCGCCACATTCATCCGCCTCCGCAACTCCTCGATGTCCTCCGAGGAGTTGACCCGTCCCTCCCAGAGCAGGCGGCTCGAGCCGTCCCGTTTCCATGCTCTGATGAGCACCCACCGATGGTCCCGCTGGCGGTCGATTGTCATCGCGCGGAACACGTTTGACTGAGCAGGTAGGAAAACCTCGTCATCCCACGGCTCGCCATTGGCGTATTCGGCCTTTGTGTATGTGCCGGAAAGGTGAACCTCCGGCGCCGTCTCCTCCTCGTACCAAAACTCGGCAAGCCGCTTCGTCTTGAAAATCTTGAGAGGCTCGAAGTCTCCGAGCTTTACCGCCTTGTTTGCTCGCGTCCACCCGAGCGCCAAGTCTCCCCATTTTTCATGGAAAAGCGCCATTGCCGGGGCATGCCACCCGTGATGACCGGGCAGCCCGTTTGGATTTGTGGGAACGTATTGCGAGGAAACCGAGAGCTCCCGCCTGACCTCGGGCTTGTCTGCGTACCGGGTCTGGCAGAGCGGGCATTCGTACTGCGCCGACTGCACGATGGCGGCCTCATCCACACTGCCATCATCGCAATACTCGATCTCGTATTTGAGATTTTTGAAATCCCATCGGGACACACCCGAGCACGTTGGACATACGAGCGAGTATTCCCTCCGATCTGATCTCATCCAGGCGGAGTAGAGCTCTGAGTCTCTCCGCTCATTCTGGAGGTTGATGTGTTGGTCGCCGCCCTGGGACACGATGATGACGCGCGAATTCCACCGGGAGTGCGTTCGCGCCCTAGCCTCCTCAATCAACCCATGCTTGATCATCCACGCCTCATCCAGAAAAACGTACCTAACGGATTTCCGCTGGAAATTTGCTTTGTTAGCGCCACCGACGAACAATGAAACGTGCGGAAGGATGATGGCATCCTTTCGCTTTGCGTGGCGGTCGACCGAGGCGAACAAAGGCGCAATCGGATCGCACGCTTTGAGGATCGGGAGCAGCCGATCCTCCATGTGCTCCTTTGCGTCTGGGTCCGTCATCATCGAAAGCAGGATGGATCCGGGCGCCTCGGAAAGAATGTACGGGATGGCAACGTCAAAAACGGTGGTTTTTCCTGCCCCGGTCGGGAGCACCAGCACTTGCTCGCGCACGGTATCGTCACCGAAAAACTCGAGCGGCTCGGCAAGCCATGGCGAGGCCGCCGGATCGAAGCTAGATGACCTGGCGCTGTTGGGGATTTTAACGTGCTCGGCAGCCCACTGCGAAACCGTCCTTTTGTCTGGCGCCCTCCATACGGACCCGAAAGACTCGATGACAGGGCTGATCATTTTCCAACTTCGGCAAAGGAGTGCTCGAGGTCACCAAACAGCTGATCGAGCTTTGCATCGAGGCGCTTCTTGATTTCAGCCGGTGGGAGGCCAGACCAATTCGGAATGTCCCCAACAAACCGCAGGAAATCCGCACGCATCGCGTTTGCGATTTTGACGTGCTCGCGCCGCATCTGGTCGCACGGGAGCAACCGCTTGAGATCCTCGTCGATTTTGATTTTGAGGCGGTGACATTCCAGCCGGAGCTTCTCGAGCTTGGCATCCGCGAGCGTGGCCACCCGGCCTGCCCCTGGCGTCTGCCGGCGCTCTGAAAACCACGCATCCATTTTCTCGACGTCATCGACTGGAGCCCCGGCCGCCGCTGCCCGCTCGATGGTCCTCGGGTCGACCCCGAAGCGCTTGGCTAGTTCTGCGTAGGCCGCCTTTTTGGTCCGGGGGGCGCCCCCTGCCCCCCCCGACAAG